CATCAGTTGAATCAGAAGAAGACAAGAAGAAGCCAATGGCTCCTAAGTCAGATGAAGTAATTGCAGAAGCAGTTGCCGAAACTAATGACGGTCTTGAAAAAGCCTTTAGCGATCTAGTAGAAACAGTCAAGTCTTTACAGGCAGAAGTAGAAATGCTTAAGTCTTCAAAGGTAGACGTTGAAACAGCAAAACAATCATTTGAAGCAGTTGCAAAAGATATTGCAGCAGCAACAAATACATTTAATGAATTTGGTAAGCGTGTGGAACTTGTAGAGCAAGACACTGCTTTCCGAAAGTCTGGCGATCTCGGCGAGATAGTACAGAATCAACCTGAAATGGTTGAAAAATCCCTATGGGGCGGTAGTTTCCTCAAAACAGCCGATCTATTCATTTAGAAAAAATCACAGGAGGTGACAATATGTCGGAACAGAATATAGAAAAGAACCAGCCAGGTACCACAGGTACAGGGCATGTTGGCGGAACAGCACCAGGACTCTATCAGGGTCAAGGAGCATTCGCATCAGGTTCAGAAGCAGGCGTTAACGTACCAGGTAACTACACCGATGGTGGAGTACTAGGTAATATCCCTGCAGCAAACTTGGGTCTAACAGATGGCCCAAACGCAGTAAATCCTTCAGGTGAGGCTGGAAGCGGAATTCTCCGCCCAGAGCAAGCACGTCGTTTTATTGACTACGTGTGGGATGCTACCACTCTCGCCCAAGATGGCCGTCGTGTTACTATGAGAGCCAATACAATGGAACTCGAAAAGGTAAACGTCGGAGAGCGTGTAATCCGTGCAGCAGCGCAAGCAGTTGGCGACTACACAAACGCAGGTGCAACATTCTCAAAGGTTGAATTGACTACAAAGAAGATTCGTCTTGACTGGGAAGTAGCATCAGAAGCACTAGAAGATAATATCGAAGGTGCACAACTCGAAGATCACATCGTTCGTTTGATGACCAATGCTTTCGGTAATGATATCGAAGACCTTGCAATCAATGGTACAGGAGACTCTGGAGACGGAGCATTCCTTGGTATCATGAACGGTTTCGTAAATCGTGTTAAGGAAGATGGAGACGCTCATGAGTCTGTAGTCACAGTTGCTAATAACGCATGGACAACAGATGTAATGCAGAACATCATCACAGCAATGCCACGTAAGTATCGTGCTATCAAGTCTAACTTGAAGTTCTATGCTGGTACAGATGCATTCCAGGGAATCGTTAAGAATAACGGTACTCTAGCAGACGCAGTTGCTGAAGCATTTGCTTCACAGGCTGGCGGAACTCCAATGAATCGTCAGGCATACCTTGACGGTGGAGCACAGACATTCGGTGGAGCACGTACAACACGTGTTCTCGGAGTGGACGTACAAGAAGTTCCTTACTACCCTGCAGGATATGTCGATTTGACATTCCCACAGAACCGTGTATGGGGCTTCCAGCGTGATATCACTGTTAACCGTGAATACAAGCCAAAGAAGGACACTGTAGAATACACAGTATTCGTTCGCTTTGGTATTCAGTGGGAAGAACAGGATGCTATCGCATTCGCTGACGCTGCATCAGATGCATAATCTGTAAACAGTAAAAATTTAGGGGGAGTAGGAGTTAATTCTCCTGCTCCCCTTATAACTTATAATGATATAATACTATTTAGGAGGAAATAATGGAAAATTTTAATGAAAATCCAATTACAGAAGAGGTAATTGTTGAGACTCCCGTTGTTGTAGAGGCACCAGTTGTTGAAGCACCATCAGTCGTAGACACACCAGTAGAATCTGTAAAAGAAGAAGCGCCTGTAGAAGAAGCAAAGGTTGAAGAGCCAAAGCCTGCAGATGTTATTGCTGCACCATCATATGCTGGACAAGATGAAGTCCCAGCACTTGGTTCAGTAGAAAATGGTGCAATTGGTGCAACAACTGCACCACGCACACCAAATAAGAAAATAGAAAAGCCTACAAAGGAAGATAAGACTGTTGCAATTAAGTCAACAAAAAATGTTTCTTGGTCTGAAGTTGGCAAGGTTTCTAGAGGAATCAATATTGTTTCTGAAAAAGATGCAAAGCAGTGGCTTACACGTGATCACATCTCATTGGTTTCACCAGAAGATGTTGCTAAGGAATTTGGTAAGTAACACATGGAGGTTATGAGAGTTCCACCTTATCCTATTACAACTACTTGGAATTTACCTATACCAAACTATACGTATATTCAGTATGTTGAGGATTTGGTGGACCACTCATTCATAGAAACAGAAGTCACATCAGATGCCGATGGAGTCGTAGAGTATATTCTACCGCTTGATAAAGTTCAATTCGATAGAAAGTTTTATATTAAATTTTATGACACAGAGCATGAGCATACTCTATATGAAGAAAACTTAGATATTATTAGACCCTATGTAAATGCTAAAAAGGTTGGAACAACTGCATCAGAAATAGCAGATTACAGAATGCTAGAACTTGTAGCAAGATCAATTATTGATACGATTATTCCAAATGGATTTTATAATTTTAAAAAGGTTATTCAAACAGTTGGTCAAGGTACAGACTACTTCCCATTATGGTACGATACAAATAAAGTTTTAAAGGTTTATGAAAACAATGTTTTAGTTTATGATGTTGAAACACCAGAAGGAAATGTTTATGACTATATAATTACATTAGATAATTCAGCAGTCCAAAGAGTAATTACTGACCCATATAACAGAGCAGAGCAAACTCCACCAAACATGCCAGTCGCCAGGGGAGACTTAGGGTATTACGGATATCAATCAATTGGATTCCCAGCGGGATGTGACTATACATTTATTGTAGACAGCGGATACAAAACAATTCCCTCAGATGTTGAGGCAGCAACAAAAACATTAATTGAAGATTTAAGTTGTGGCAAGTTAGATTATTATAAGAGATATGTTACTGCTTATAATACAGATCAGTTTAGAATCCAGTTTGACAAGTCTATTCTTAATGGAACTGGTAACATGCTAGTAGATAAGATATTAGATAAGTACGCAAATACTATTCTTAAACCAGGGATAATTTAATGATTTGCGAGGCAACAGATTATATGTTTCCAATGTCAGCAGATATATTCCATCCAGTGGTTGAACAGGGTACTTATGGAAATGTTAAAAAGACATGGATACAAGATAGAACAATTGCTGCTTCATTTAATGCAGTTGGCCGTGCTGGTAAAGAAGAAATTACTCCCAATGTAAACATTACACAGCAAACAATTTTGATTGGTAGAGTAAAAACAGATATTAGACTATCTAGTTTAGATGGGCGTAACTCAATAACAAATGTGCTTCTTACAAATGTTAAAGATAGAAACTGCAATGAGGTATATATTGAGACATCTGGTCCACGTGCAGGAAAGTCTACAATTTTTGAAGTTGCAACACAAGAACCCTTTATGGGCCCATTTGGTAATGTTGAGTATTATAATTTAGTTATTCGTAGATCAGAAAATCAGGCGGTAGATGTATGATAGTAAAACTTGATGATAGAGAGTTTAATAGACTAATGAAGAATATAGTAGACTATTCTCTTGGATTTATTGAAGGCGCACAGCGTGGAAAGACAAAATTTTTACAATCACTAGGTGTTGACACAATAGAGGCATTAAAGCAGTATGTTGATAGCAATGCAAGGGTTGATCCAACAACACTTCATCATGTTTATGAGTGGTATAGAGTTGGAAGCCCAGAAGCAAGATTATTTGATTTTGATTATACTGTAAGCAATATAGGTCTTTCTTTTAAGGCAAACTTTTCACAATCAAAATCAGTTCAAGCAGGATCATCAGAGCCATTTTATAATAAAGCAAAGATAATGGAATTGGGTGCACCAATAACTATTAGACCAAAGAAAGCAGATGCATTAAGATTTGAAATAAACGGAGAGATTGTTTATACAAAAAATGAAGTTGTTGTAAATAATCCTGGAGGAAAATCAGAAGGTGGTTTTGAAAGAGTGTTTGACACATTTTTCAATAAGTACTTTACACAAGCATTTTTAAAAAATAGCGGAATATTGCAGTCATTTGAAAATCCTGTTGCATATAAAAAGAATCTTCAAGCAGGGTCTAGAGGTGGTCGTGCCACTGGAATTCAGACTGGATATCGATGGGTTGCTAATGTAGGGGTGGCATCATAATGGCAAATCAAATTTGGGAACCAACATCTCCAATGAATACACCAATGTTATGGATCAATAACTATCTATCTGAAAAAATTCCAGCACTATCAAACATTGACAAGTTTCCATTTTTCCCTAGTACGCCATCAACAGTTAACGACTTAACAGAATATTTTAGTCAAAGTACTCAAGGTGTTGCAGCCACATGGGATAGACTTATTCGCATGAGAAGAAGCCCTTTTCCTCATATTAAACAAGAGCAAGCATTGTATTATTTTTATGCACAAGGAACTAATCCAACTGACATAATGGTTCAGATCCAAGAATCTGTTTTAAGACTCATGGATCGTGAAGATGAAACTGCACAAGAGATTAACGACTGGGCAAAAGCCAATGGACCAATCGATGGCATGGATTGCAACTTCTACTTTCATAGATTCAAGATTTACCAATTAGAAGAGGTACGAGATATCATTGACTTTGGCACCGCCCGCACCTATGGTGGCAATAAGATAATCATAGACTTTGAGTATCATCAAGATACCTCAATTTCATCCCAATAAAGGCATGTTATAATTGTCATGAGGAAACAAGCCCTTATTTCAACAAAGAAAAAAGAGGTGAACAAATATGGCATATACAAGAGGTAGCAGCAACAACATTATTGTTGGAGCAGCAGCACTTTTCACATATGATCTAGGCAACTTAACTGATGCTGATCTTCCAGCGTACCAAATCAATAAGTCTTTCAGAGAATCTCTAACAGACGATGAAGATTTCCGTAACGTTGGTTACACAATGAACGGCCTTGAACTACAGTTCCAGCCTGACTTCGGTGAAGTACAGGTTGATCAGGTTCTAGACGTTGCAAAGTTGTATAAGCAGGGTATGAAGGTAAATCTAAATACTACATTTGCTGAAGCAACTCTTGAGAATCTTCTATTTGCACTTGCTTCTTCAGATTCTAATCTATCTGAAGCAACAGGAACAGGTATCGGAGCAAACTCACAGGAACTAAACCTATCTGCAGGAGACTTGGGCGAATGTCCAGTTGAACGTGGTTTGGTAGCAGTAGGTCCAGGTACAGGCGACTGTGCACCTGAATCTGCAATTGAACGTGTTTATGTAGCATACCGTGCACTCTCAATCGAGAATGTAACAGTATCTGCTAAGCGTGATGCAGCGACTATGTTCGAAGTATCATTCCGCCTTCTTCCAAATGATGATGCATCATACGGAAAGATTGTAGATCGTACAATTCCAGCAACTGCATAATACAATTTAATAGTGAGAGGCTCAATCCTTCGGGATTGGGCCTTTCTGTTTGGTACAATAGATAGATGCCTACAAAAATATATGAGTCATCCTATATAAAAATGATGGATGGTTATGAAATTTATGCAACACCACTTAAAATAAAATATTTAAGAGAATTTTTAGAAATGTTTGAATTTATACATGAAGCAGAAAATGATGAAGAGACTATTGAGATTTTATCAAAATGTGCAGCCATAACTATGAAGCAGTATAGACCAGAAGTAATTGATGAACTTGAAGACTACGTAGATCTCCCAACAATATATAAAATTATTGAGTTTGCTGCTGGGATTAAAATTAATCAAAAATCTGAAGAGCCAGTTAAAAAACAAGCAGAAGATTCTGGATCATCTTGGGATTCATTAGATTTAGTTAAACTGGAGTCTGAGTTATTTTTACTGGGTATATGGAAAAACTATGAGGAACTAGAAACATCAATATCAATGCCAGAACTGCTAACAACCCTTAATTCAAAAAGAGAATTAGACTATCAAGAAAAGAAATTCTTAGCAGCAATGGAAGGCGTAGATTTAGATGAGCAAAGTGGTAAAACTGATAGCAACGCATGGGAAGAAATGAAGGCTAGAGTTTACAGCAAAGGTAAAACTAGTGATCCAAAAGACATTGTTGCCCTTCAAGGACAAAATGCTGCTAATGCTGGATTTGGTATTGGAATGGGATTGTCTTACGAGAAAATAGACTAAAAATAGCAGTTTGCTATGCTATAATTAGATAGTCTACATCTTGGAGGAAAAAATGACAACGCAAACAACAAAGGTAACACTTATGGATAATACCGAAATTGAGGTACGTCCACTTAAGATTTCTTTGCTACGTCCGTTTATGAAAAAGTTTGAAGGAATTGCAGATATCGCAGAAGATAACGATAAGTCAATGACAGTATTAATTGAATGTGTTCAGATCGCACTAAAGCAGTACAAGCCAGACTTGGCTGAAGATCTAAAGGCTTTGGAAGAACTACTTGACCTTCCAACGGTATACAAGATTGTTGAAGGAGCCTCTGGGGTAAAACTCAATGAGGTAAGCGCACTTCTTAATACTACAATTCAAGAATAAATTAATAAAGAGGTGAGAATGAATGGCTGATGTTAATGCCAATATAGGCGTCAATATTGACACGTCTAATGCATTATCACAACTAAAATCTCTCCAAAAACAACTATCTCAGTTTCACACATCAATATCTAGAACTTCTGAGGCTGCAGCACTAGCACAAAGAGATCTTCAAAAGAATCTTCTTGCAAGTATTAATGCCACTGGTGCATTTGCTGCAGAACTCAGGACTATCAAAACAACATCAGAATCATTTACTGCATCACTTGAGAAGAACAAGTTCTCAATGCGACAATATTTTAGGTTTGCTGCAGCATCAACTAAAACATTTGGTAAGTCTTTTACTAGTGAATTTGATACTATTGAAAAGGTTGCAACAGAGCGTGTCAAAAGATTACAGACACAATATATTAAATTAGGTCGTGATGCAAACGGTGCAATGAAAGCAATTGCAGTTATGCCAACTAGTCTTAACATGGATGACTATGGCACAAAAGTTGCAATGGCTGCACAGAAACAACAATTATTTAACCAGTTAATGAAGCAAGGTTCCACAAACCTCATTAACTTTGGTAAGAATACCCAGTGGGCAGGTCGCCAATTAATGGTTGGTTTTACAATTCCACTAACAATACTTGGAACAACAGCAACAAGAGTATTTATGGAAATGGAAACACAGGCTTTAAAGTTTAGAAAGGTTTATGGCGATTTATTTACTCCACAAGCAGAAACGCAGCAAGCACTTGCTGATGTTCAGCAACTTGGGCAAATGTTTACTAAATATGGAATTGCAGTTTCTAGTACTGTTGGATTAGCAGCAGATGCTGCAGCAGCAGGCTTTAAAGGAATAGATCTACAAAGACAAACAACAGAAGCAACAAGGCTTTCTGTACTTGGACAAATTGATAGTCAAAAAGCATTGCAAACAACAATCTCTTTACAAAATGCATTTGGAACATCTTCAGAACAACTTGCTGGATCAATTGATTTTCTTAACGCAGTAGAAAACCAAACTGTTTTATCTTTAGATGACGTAACAACAGCAATTCCAAAAGTTGCACCAATCATTAAACAACTTGGTGGAGATGTTAAGGATTTAGCATTCTTCTTGACTGCTATGAAAGAGGGTGGAGTTAATGCATCTGAAGGTGCTAACGCACTTAAATCTGGACTTGCATCAATTATTAACCCAACAACTAAAGCATCAGCAATGCTTCAGGCTTATGGGATTAACATTAAAAACATTGTTAACTCAAACCAAGGAGATATTAAAGCGACTGTTGTTGAGTTTGCAAAAGCGTTAGATACTTTAGCACCACTTGATAGAGCAAAAGCAATTGAACAAATGTTTGGTAAGTTTCAATTTGCACGTTTATCAACATTATTTCAGAATGTTACAAAAGATGGAACACAGGCTTCTCGTGTATTAGATCTTGCTGGTACATCAATTGAAGATCTCGCTAGAGTATCTGAAAAAGAATTAGGAATAACTGCAGATTCGCCAATGGTTAAGTTTAAGGCAAGTGTAGAACAGTTAAAAGCATCTTTAATACCAGTTGGAAAAACATTTTTAGAAGCAGTTACTCCAATTGTTAAGTTTGTTGGAGATATACTTGAAAAATTTAGTGGGCTTTCGTCTGGTACTAAAAAGTTTATTACACTTTTAACTGTTGGCCTTGGTGCAGTAGGACCAGTGCTACTAATGACATTTGGTCTTCTTGCTAACGGTGTTGGTAACATAATTAAATTATTTTTAACTCTAAGAAATGGATACTTGGGATTAACTGGTCAATCACATCTTTTAGGACAAGAAACAACTTACATGACAACGGAGCAGTTAGATGCTGCAGCAGCAGCACACTCGCTTGATCAAGTACATGCCAAGTTAACTCAACAGTTTACAAGTGAAGCAGCAGCAGTTGAAGCATTAACACGTGCATATGTAAATGGTACTGCTGCCTCTCAAAGGTTTGCAGCAGCAAATCCAGGAATGATGCTTCCAGGCCGTATGCCAAAGAAGTTTGCAGAGGGTGGAATTATTTCAGGTCCTGGTGGTCCAAAGTCTGATTCTGTTCCAATCATGGCATCTAATGGTGAAGCAATTCTTTCAGCAGGAACTGTTAAAAAATATCCTGGAATGGTCAAGGGACTTATTGCTGGAAATATTGCAGGATTTAAAAGCCCAACAACTTTGGTTGGTGGATCAATGCCAGGAGGAGCATCTTCTGGAACACAAGATGTAAAAGGATTTAAAAATATAACTTTGTTTATGCAGGAATGGATGAATGCTAAGACTGGTCAACAAGGTGGTCAAGGCGCAGCAACAGCAGATGTTGTAGCATCACTAAAACAATCAGGTGCTGCAGCAGCAGCGCCTCTGTTTGCAGTAATGGCAAAAGAAATGGGAATTAAAATTAATGACCCAAGAAACCTTGAAGAGTTTAGAAGAGTTGGTGACTTATTTGTAAACTCTGCAGCAGATGCACTAGCAAATTCTGGAAAAGAGTTTTTGGTAGATTCAGACTTTGAATCAATAGTAATACCAGCAATGAGAGATGTTGCAAAAGGAGTTCAACTTGCTGGAAAAGATATGGCAACAGCATTTGAAAGATCTATTCAGGAAATTACTACTATTGGACCAGTTGGTGCAATCAGTGGAACAAATTATAATCCAGAATCAAATACACTTACAAGCAGAACTGGAATTCCTGGACAAGGATCTTACAAATCAAGAGGCTCTGCAGCATTTGATTTAGCATCAAGATTAAATCCAAACGTATTCCAAAGACAAGATTTACCAAGTAGTAGTTCTCAAAGTGGTTCAAAGAGTTGGGCTATGATGCAAAATATTCAAAATCCAGTGACACCAAATATTCCTGAATCTGGTAAAGGTCAATTTGTAAAAGCACAAATGGCTCACATGGCTCAGTCCGTAACTGGAACAGTTGCTGAACTTGAAGCACAAATGGTTCCATATGTAAAAAATCTTTCAGCAAAATTAGATGTAATTTTAAAAAGAGAAGGAACGCAACTTGGTGAATCTTTAATTGATGGAATTGCTCGTGGTACAAAGTCAAAGTCACCATCGAAGGATGCAATTGTACAAGGTGAAAATGTAGGTGACGGAATGAAGATTGGCTTGGTTAATAGCCAAGCAAAGGTTGCAAATGCAGCACAGCAATTAGGAAATGTTGCAATTAAAAAACTTATTAATCCAGCCACAAACCTACCATATGCAACTGACGCATTTAGTCCAGGTGGAATTGCTGGGGGAGCGGGAGTACCATTAAACTCATTAGCAGATCAATCAAGAGTGACTAAAGACTCATTGGCTAAATCTGATGCAGTAAAGAAACAAGTAAAACTTAATGAAAGTATGGATAAGTTAAACAGAAGAGT